AAGCGGTATGCTCAATCCGTTTAACTCCGTATTTGGGACCCGAAGATGCATAAGCATCTCAAAGAACCAGCTCGGAAAAATCTCTTTGCAGAGATTCAGACTTATTGAGTCTGAAGCGGAACTAAGGTCGATGGTCGCATGACTACCGGTCTTAGAAGCTGAGCATGCAAGTCGTCTATTCTTGTCAGGTTGGGTAGCAAGATCTATTCCAAATAGATCGCGCATTCGCCTTTCAAGAATTGTACCGAGCCCAAGCTGAAATACCATATTCAGCGAAGGTTCAACACAAATTATACGACTAATGTCTTTCGTTTTCGGTACAAAGCTTAATTTGCTTCGATTGACTATTTTAGGGTAACCCCACGCAGTGTGGCGGAGGCATTCCGCCTCGCACATTGTAGGGTATCCAGCACAATAGTCCCTGTACATAACGTACAGGTCCAACGATGTAGTCGCCATCTTTGAATCATACATTTTAGCATAAAAGCTATTATGATCTGATCCAAGGGAGGCACCTGGCCCGCAACGAAATACGTCCAAAATAGACGCATAAGAAGTTACGAGACATTCACCAGCAGGATGCAGGAAGTTATCGACCTCTCTACGGAATTCACCATAGAGGAGTCTGTCACTCTCCCAATCTAGCTGGAGACTCCAGCTTTGACTCTTTTCATTCGAGTCAATAAACTTATCATAAGCGGCCTTATCCGCATTATTCGAAGTTATCAGCCACTTTTTTAAGAGTGACCGCAACAACGAATGTGCAGCGACCGTTTTATAATGAGCATCTGGAGGCCATTCCAAACCTGGGGAGTTCCCAGCAAGGAATAACCTTACATCATCTTCAATCGTTCGATAAAGAATTTCAGGCGATACCGCCATGGAGTTCTCCTCGTTAAGTTCCTTTACGAATTCTGAATGCACTTCTTAGGAAGAGAAGCCAACCAGAAGCTTGGCAATGTCGGAGAGACCAGCGCTCGCACCTACAGGAAGTAAGTGCAAGTTTTGGATAACAACGACAGTCCAAGCAATCGCGTCATGATGACTGTTGACCCAGGATTTGAAATTCTTCAAATTACCCCCGTCACCAGTGTATCTCCAATCGAAGCACTAATTGAATTAATGCTACCGACAAGGAGACTCATGGCTGCACGTACATTCGCAGCATCTGCAATATCGGCACCCGCCGGGATGTCCAGAGTCACCGTTGCATTTAATACAACGGGAGCCTGACCAGCCAGGGGGGTTACGCCTTTGCGGACGATGATCTTATACGTGTTTCGAGGAACAGAGCGAAGAACGCCTGTCACCGGATCCACTACACCGACCGACCGCAAAACGGGAGGTCTCTGTAGAGTAATGGTGAAAGGACGAGACGGCGACGAAGCAGTGTCGACACCAGTTTGCGTACCGCCTAAGGCGGTAACTGCATACTGTTTGCCAGCACTGGTAGGAGCCGTATCCACAGCAATAGTGTACGTCGGAGTCGTAAGACCCGTCTGTGCACCACCTGTTATGGGAGATGTCAAGGTAAGGGACATACTAGGAACTTCCTTGTGTGTTATTTGAACAACTTGCGAACATCAGCCAGTCTCGACCCGATAAGTGCCGCCATATTCTCCCAAGGTTTCGCTGAAATCGGTATAGTAAACCGAAAATCAGGAACAAGGTCAGAACCGGTGAACACGTCTCGTGTAAAGAGAGTACTGGTGCCGCGAGGGTTACCGCTAGGCTTCACCAAAGACACGCTTAGAAAAGACGGGTCAACGTCATGACGGAAATCGTAGCTATACAAATAGCTACAAATCCTCCGTGTAGTGACGTTTCCCCAACTCACGTTGGCGCGTTGAAACGATGCAGCCTTGATACACTCGCCAATATTGGCGAAGTAATCAATCATCCAGGAGTAAGGCAATAAATCCCAAAGAGTTGGGACAAAGTGAGGCATATCAAGTTGCAAGTTCTGCAACAAGGGTATCCTCCCATTTACTGCTCCAGTCCTAATTCCACCTTGATATCGTACCTGATATTCGCCTGTACATTGGCCAATAGCAGTTACTATAACATTCCCCGATCCAATGGTTCCAGTGAACCGAGGGTTGATTGGGTAGGTATCTCTAGCAGAAGCGCTAACGTGGACGATGTTGGGATGTCCCTGATTATTAGTCAGAGACGCAACACCAGCCGCAATATCGCTAGCTAGAGGGTTCCATCCAAACTTGTATTCAAGAAAGGAATCCGACACAGCTTTAATTAAAGAGACACGCGACTTGGTTTTCCGAGGGAGTTTCTTTAAACCCTCAAGATAACCAAGCGTCAGCTCTTTAAGAGATTGCATCGGGTGGATGATAGTTCGTATAGTTTCCTTGAGCTCGCCAATATCCTGACCGGACTCAAATGAGGACCGGGCGGCATCGGCTTGCGCAATGAATTTCTCTATACAACGGTTACGTACAGCGGAAACCAATGAGGCAGGAGGTTGTGTATCCAAAGCGAAGAGAAATGGCAATTGAGGATTTCCCTCAAATGACTCATAGACTTCCCAAGGATACCCAACCACACGATGGCTTCGATAGGAAGCAAAGAAATATTGGTCGTGAACCTCGTAAAGTATACCATTTGCTGGTGTACCTGCGTTATTCCCGGCCTTAACCTCTGCTTTCCAACTAGGATTATAAGTCCCAGTGAAGCTATTTGTCAAGCTCAAAGCATTCTTATAGGCCCAACCAAATTGGTTAGTCCCATTAAGCTGATCATAAAATGTATGGTATAAACTACCTAACACTGATGC